CCCTGCGCTTCATAATATTGGAACAGCATATCACCAACATCCAGAAAATAGTCGAGGCGCCCCTTGTCTCGACGAATATCGGTGATGCGCCGACGCAGCGCATCCAACTGATCAGACAGAATGCGACTCTCATCGCTCAGTGGAGGCGCCGCTGCTACGCGTGCTTCCAGGGTCGCAGCCTCAGCCTCTAGCGCAGGCAGTGCGGCTTCATCCTCGGCAAACTCACGGAGTCGCTGTTGGTGATGTGCCTCCAGCGTCATGGGCGTCTTCACCGACGATTTGGTCGCCACTTCCTCACTGGCTAACACATCGCGGATGGACATTCTGCCCGATGCCGCGCACGGCGTCTTTAACTGGTGACTGGGAGGACCGCGGCACATCCAGAAAAAAACTCGTTGCGGAGTATAGCAATGACCGGAGGAGCCCTGATGTCGCTCGTCGCCTATGGCGCGCAGGATGTGTACCTGACCGCTAATCCTCAGGTGACCTTCTTCAAGCAGCTGTATCGTCGCCATTCCAACTTCGCTATGGAGTCTGTGGAGCAGACGTTTAACGGTGTGGCGAACTTCGGTAAGCGTGTTCAGTGCACCATCGCACGCAACGGTGATCTGATCAACCGTGTCTATATCCAGGCGGTGCTGCCCCAGGTCGATATTGTGAAGATCGCCAACGACAACAACCAGGATGCCTCCGGTGTGCAGTTCCGTTGGCTGAACTGGGTGGGTCACAATCTGATTCGCAATGTGGACATTGAGATCGGCGGACAGCGCATTGATAAGCACTACGGCGACTGGCTGCAGATCTGGAATGAGCTGACCTGCCCCGCCGGTAAGCAGGCTGGCTATGCGGAGATGGTTGGCAATGTGCCGGAGATGGTTAATATCATCACAGAGGTTGGGGATGACGGTGGCTGCGACAGCGATTGCGTCGGTGGTGACCCGCATACATCTGCGGAGGCTCGCAGCTGCACTCCGCAGTACACACTGTACATTCCTCTGCGCTTCTGGTTCAATCGCCACACGGGCCTCTCTCTGCCGCTGATCGCGCTCCAGTATCACGATGTGAAGATCAACGTGGAGTTCAACGATCTGCGGAATCTCATGTGGTCGAATGAGACGTATGTCCGCGACACTGTGAACAGCTACGGCATCGTGGCCTGCAGCATCTGGGTGGACTACATCTATCTGGACACTGAGGAGCGCCGTCGGTTTGCGCAGGTGGCCCACGAGTATCTGATCGAGCAGCTCCAGTTCACGGGTGAGGAGTCTCTGACGGCTAGTGCGAACAAGATCAAGCTGTCGTTCAATCACCCTGTGAAGGAGATGATCTGGGTGATCCAGCGTGATGACTTTGTGAGTTGCGATGCGATGGTGATTGACCCGTGGAAGGGCCAGCAGCCGTTCAACTACTCAGACTTTTGGGATCGTGCGGCGCTGTTGTCGGGCTACAGTATCACCACGGTGGAGGGTATGGCGGGAAAGAATCCCGTGGTGACCGCGAAGATCCAGCTGAACGGCCAGGATCGCTTTACGGAGCGTGAGGGCAAGTATTTCAATCTGGTTCAGCCGTACCAGCACCACACCAACATCCCTGCTGTGGGTATCAATGTCTACAGCTTCGCGCTGAATCCGGAGGATCACCAGCCCAGTGGCACCTGTAATATGAGCCGCATCGATAATGCGAATCTGTTCGTGGTGCTGTCGCCGAACGCTGTTGGGTCTGGCCGCACATGCAAGAGCCGTGTGTATGCTACCAACTACAACGTGCTGCGCATCATGAGCGGCATGGGTGGCCTGGCGTATTCCAACTAAGACGCGATAGCGTCTTGTTGGTTACGACTCATAGGGGAGAGTCCAACTAAGACGCGATGACGACGGTGCGTCAACACAAGATTAATTTCTCCGGATCTCGTATAGGATGACGAACGGAGGTTTGCTACAGCTCGTGGCCTACGGTGCTCAGGATGTCTACCTGACGGCGAATCCGCAGATCACGTTCTTTAAGCAGTTGTATCGCCGCCACTCGAACTTTGCCATGGAGGCCATTGAGCAGCCGTTCAACGGTATCGCGAACTTTGGAAAGCGTGTGACGGCGACTGTTGCGCGTAACGGCGATCTGGCGACCAAGATGTATATCCAGGTCACGCTGCCGTCGGTGGATAGCACGGATTTTGGCACCGACATCTGCAAGAATAATGTATTCTCCTGGATTCCGTATGTGGGTCAGTATCTGCTGAAGAAGATCGATCTGGAGATCGGCGGTCAGCTGATCGATCGTCACTTTGGTGATTGGCTCCACATCTGGAATGAGCTGACACTGCCCGCAGGCAAGACACGCGCGTATCTGGAGCTCGTCAATGGATATGGCGGCATGAAGTTCGAGGCGGATGGATCGGGCTGCAATCCGTGCTCTCTGAACCCCACTCTGGCCTCGCGAAATACGTCTGTGTGCCTGAATCCTGCGTTGGCCTCCAATGGCGTCGACTGTTTGTTCCAGAATGGCGTGGCTGAGCAAGATACAACAGCCTTTGAGCCGTTCAACGGCTGCTTGCCTGAGACAACACTCTACATTCCGCTGGAGTTCTGGTTTAATCGCCATGTGGGTCTCGCGCTACCGCTGATCGCTCTCCAGTATCATGATGTAAAGATCAGCATTGAGTTCAATGAGCTCCGGTATCTATGTAATGTGGAGGAGGGCTTCACTGGAGCGCGGAATACTCTGTTGACCTCGTTGAACAACAAGGGCCTGATCGGCTGCTCTCTCTATGTGGACTACATCTATCTGGACACGGAGGAGCGCCGTCGCTTCGCGCAGGTGGCGCACGAGTATCTGATTGAGCAGCTCCAGTACACAGCGGATGAGATCGTAACGTCGACCTACAATAAGGTTCAGCTGTCTTTCAATCACCCAGTGAAGGAGGTTGTGTGGGTGGTTCAGAATCCGGCCTATATTGATGGAGGCAGCCACACGAACTGCCCGTGGCGCTACACGGATGGTGCTCTGAATAACCCGGTGGTGACGGCGAAGCTCCAGTTGAACGGCCAGGATCGTTTCCAGGAGCGGGAGGGTAAGTATTTCAACTTCGTCCAGCCGTATCAGTTCCACACGAACACGCCGTCGACGGGTATCAACGTCTACAGTTTTGCCCTGAAGCCCGAGGATCTCCAGCCCAGCGGTACCTGCAACTTCAGCCGGTTGGACAATGCGATTCTGAATGTGACGTTGTCGTCGACTGCTGTTGGTGGTGCTGGGTCTACGTCAATTAAGGATCTTAATAATAATCTTGTGTCCCCCACAACGGCTGACTCTGCGAATGTCCGTGTGTATGCCACGAACTACAACGTGCTGCGCATCATGAGTGGTATGGCGGCGCTGGCGTACAGCAACTAAACGTAGTGTGTTGCTGGAGCCGCCTGGGTGAGCAGCAACTAAACGTAGTGTGTTGCTGGAGCCGCCTGGGTGAGCAGTAACTAAGCGACCTGGCCGGTTGGTGCTAGAGCCTCCCAATAATTCCACAGCCCTCAATGAGACAGCACAAATCCCCCGGTGTTCCCATTCGGTCGGTTTGGTCCAAGACCTTCTCTGTCCTGGACCAGCCAGATTATTTTCTCCGGCAAGGGTATAACATGACCAACGGTGGCCTGCTGCAGCTCGTGGCGTATGGTGCCCAGGACGTCTACCTGACGGCCAACCCCCAGGTGACCTTCTTCAAGCAGCTGTACCGTCGTCACTCGAACTTCGCCATGGAGTCCATCGAGCAGACCTTCAACGGTGTGGCGAACTTCGGCAAGCGTGTGACCTGCACGATCGCCCGCAACGGTGACCTGATCCACAAGGTGTACCTGCAGGCGACTCTGCCGTCTGTGTCTTCTGATGAGCTGGCTAACAATAATGTTCCGGCCAGCACCTTCGAGTGGGTGCGCGGTGTGGGCCAGGCGCTGATCAAGCAGGTGGAGCTGGAGATCGGCGGCCAGCTGATCGACCGCCAGTACGGTGAGTGGCTGAACATCTGGAATGAGCTGACTCTGCCCACCGGCAAGCAGCTGAACTACAACCGCATGGTGAACGCGATCGGTGGCCTGATTATCAAGTCTGCGGAGGGTGATTCTTGCAGCCCTTGCGCACAGAATGCTAAGTGCAAGGTGGTGGCTGCGTCTGAGCAGGTAAATGCCCCCTACTTTGACATCGATAACGATGCCGGGTATGATGCTGATCAGTGCCCGAAGTCCATCGATATCTCTCAGGGCTGCCTGCCTGAGACCACTCTGTATGTGCCGCTGGAGTTCTGGTTCTGCCGCCACACTGGCCTGGCGCTGCCCCTGATCGCGCTGCAGTACCACGAGGTGAAGATCAACCTGGACTTCCAGGAGCTGCGCTACCTGGTGAACGTTGATGCTGATCAGGGGGCGTCCAACCCTGGATTTGTAAACTATGTCAACCAGAAGGGTCTGTCCGCGGCCTCTCTGTGGGTGGACTACATCTACCTGGACACGGAGGAGCGCCGCCGCTTCGCCCAGGTGGCCCACGAGTACCTGATCGAGCAGCTGCAGTACACCGGTGAGGAGTCCCTGACCTCCACCAGCAACAAGATCCGCCTGCAGTTCAACCACCCCGTGAAGGAGCTGGTGTGGGTGACCCAGAACCCCAGCCGCAAGGACTGCGAGGCGAAGACCAACGCCCCCTTCTGCTTCACGGATGAGGAGTGCAACAACCCCACGGCGGTGGCCAAGCTGCAGCTGAACGGCCAGGACCGCTTCCAGGAGCGTGAGGGCAGCTACTTCAACTTCGTCCAGCCTTACCAGCACCACACCAACTCCCCCAAGCTGGGCATCAACGTGTACAGCTTCGCCCTGAAGCCTGAGGACCTGCAGCCCAGCGGCACCTGCAACTTCAGCCGCATCGACAATGCGACCATGAATGTGACCCTGACCCCTGAGACGTTCACGGTGGACCCTCAGACCAAGATCAGCTCTGTGAACTTCCGCATCTACGCCACCAACTACAACGTGCTGCGCATCATGAGCGGCATGGGCGGCCTGGCGTACAGCAACTAAGCGACGCAAAGCGGAGTCTGTTGCTAGAGCTAGCAAGTGAGCAGCAACTAAGCGACTTGATCGGTTGTTGCTGTAGCAGTTTACTAATACCCGAACGACCATTCCTTTCCGAACAGAGATCTCCACAGGATCACTGTTCGCCAAGGTTGAACCCCATTCCAGTTCTACCTGTAGAACCTCCAACGAATGCTTGACCATGACTTTGACGCCTCCAGTGCCGCCTGGATGGCCAACAAACTTCGCCGCGGACATTCCATGGCCTATCGCTGCCAAGCGATCACCCAGGGAGGCTCTCAGTGTAGTCGCCCCGCCATCGCCGACCCCGAGGCAGATCATGCTCTCTGTAAGTCTCATCGCACCTCCCCAACACTCACACGATTTACTCCTTGGGCTCCAGCACCTGAGCCCAAGGAAAGTCGGCCAGAAGGAGTGATAACGCGTGCATCCGCCGCTCGAGCCAGGAAAGCCCTGGGGCTTGACGGGTGAGATACTTCCAGCGCCATTCAAAGCGGAGAGCAGCACGCTCATCAGCGAAGCCACCGACCAAGAAGGCCCGCTGCCAACGCCGCCCGTGGGTCGCCCGCGCACCTCCGGCCAACTCTCCATTATGCTGACGAAGACGCCGATCGGGGTCCACCGTGGCACCGACATAGGTCTTACAGGCACGCCCATCGCAGGTTTGGAGCATGTAGCAATACCAGGGTTTTTGGCTGGCGCCACCTGATAGGTCCATCTCCTGGGGGCAGAGAGTCCTGGGGACCACAAAACCCGCACAGTCGGTAAAACCGCACAGTCGGTAGAGAATGGCGGTCTGTCTCAATGACGATTTGTCAGTGGAGTATGTGACCGCCACGCCGGTTAACATCTGGCCCCAACAGCCGTATCCAGCCACCCGCGGTCCGCGTCTGAGCGGAAAGACACTCCTGGCTACACAGCAGGCGTGGGCTCTCTATGAGCGTGTGGAAGCCTATGATGCCGCACAGCGGCAACTCACGAAACCGGTGTGGTACCAGTTCGCGAGCACATCGGAGGCCACACAATATCGGAAGGGTCAACTGCTCCATGCAACGATCATGCCATGTGTGGATTGGACAAGTCAGCGCTTCTTGGGTCCTGTGAGTGCAGGGGGGGATGTGCGCCCGACCTTGTGTGCGGGGATAGATGTTGTGTGAGGTTTGCGTCTCTGTAGTCGCAGATTCTGAACAGGCAGCTCATGCTGTGTGGATGTCAGGTGTGGCTGCTTCTGTGTCGTGGTTTGCGTATGTTCACGCACAATGTAGCGCTCAAGATCTTCCTGGTAGAGTTCGATCTCTTCAAAACACGTGATAATATCTTTATCCATCATCATGTTGGTATCGCCGTGTCTAGCAGGATCGCCTGTTATGATGTACATCTACTGTGGGGTAGTCTATTATGTGATCTTAGTAGGCCACATAATAGTCTGCGCTGCCAGAATCGAACTGACGACCTAGGGAGATTTACAGTTAGACAGATGACTATCTACAATCCCTCGCTCTACCAATTGAGCTAAGCACAGATAGATGGTGCCCCAACACGGGATTGAACCGTGGGCCTTCTGCTTACTAAGCAGGCGCTCTACCACTGAGCTATTGGGGCTGTCGCTCCAATAGCGATAGTCTCACTCACATATGTGAGTCGTTCCTGGGCTATTGGGGCATGCCCACACACGGGATTGAACCGTGGACCGTCCGCTTACGAAGCGGGTGCTCTACCACTGAGCTATGTGGGCTCGTTAACGACCCCACATAGCAATAGTCGCACTTCACCGCGGTGAAGTGCTCCTGAGCTATGTGGGCTACCGCCCCCCCATAGC